TTTATTTTAAAAAAGTGAAATTGGTGAGAAGGGGGGATGCTGGTTATTTCTTGCAATTAAATCTCGCCATGTCTTCTTTCTCTTTTTTTTTTCTTTCGTATTTTTGTGTCTATATTACAGGTAAATACTTACCGGTAAAATAGTCAATTTTTATATGTAAATATACACATTATCTAAGCTAGTTGCTCGTGTAATTGCTGTCCATATCCATTCTCGTGTGATATATTGGCAATCTATATCATATATTGTTATGTCGCTTGCATATGTGGCACCTTGTGCGGCATGTCCAGTTCGACAATAGTTTAGATTAAAAAATGTATCAATGTATTTATTTTTTAGTACCATTTTTTCGCCTGTCATTTGACATTTTAATGTAAAATTAGCATCATTTATATTGGTTATTGTATATATGTAATTAGTATATGTGCGTATATTTTTTAATTTTAGTTGTTTAGATGCTCGCAATTCTAATTTTGGATAATACCAAATATCATTAATTTTTACACTTTTTTTTGGAACATCAAGTCTTTCGTGGATAATTTTATTTAAATTATTTCTAGTATGCTTTGTATACGAAATTCCAACACCCTTGCAATTATTGAATTTTTTAATAATTTTAAACTCGTTAGTTAACAATTTCATCATCGATTCATGACTAAATGACTCATTCCAAATTTGATTATAAATATTTTGTATACGTTTTTTGTCTGATTTCGAAGTTAGGCGTTTACTTTGTTTTAATGTTAAGCAGTTTGGAAACATGCTATTAATTACTTTTTCGTAATACTCTTTGATATTTGATATGTTTAATTTACAATCTTCTATTGGTGAATTTTGTAGTGGATCTCCAGCCATGTAATGATTAATTTCTGGGTATTGCAGAATAATTTGTTTCATTTTTGATAATATATTCAATTGAAACATGTAGCATTCATCCCATAATATTGTGGAATAATTGTCAAAATTAATACAATGTACATTTTCATTGTTGCCAACGGCAATTCCAAGTGCGGTATGTGCCGTGAATACGTTAAAACCACATTTTTTTAGTTGAGCACCTAATTCATTTGTTGGTAAAATAAATAAACATTTTTCAACACTAATTTTAGTTGCCAGTGCTTTTAATATGTGTGTTTTGCCTGATCCTGGTAATATCGCCTTTATAATTGTGCTTGGGTTGTTTATTAATTTATCGACTATTTCATCTGTATCATATTCATTATCAATATTAATAATGTTGTAAATTATTTCTGTATCGTCGATTACCATTTTGTTTTCGTTTTCGTAGTATTGAAATATTCTTGTTGGAAGAGTGTCATTTGTTTTTCGTATTTTGCCGATAGAATCGTATATATTTTTTGGTGTTGAAATTGTTTGGTTATATTTATTGTTTACAAACAAGCAATCTGTTTTAATACCATACACAATACCTCCATTTGATATTATTTCATTTGCTAAATTTTGCATTCGCAGTGCGTGCATTTGTAGAATACATAATTTTAATGGTAGAAAACCTGAAATCATTGAAGCTACTGATTTTCTATAAGCAATATAATAATCAGGACACGTATTTGATCCCATAATTGAAATTTTACGATGTTTTGGTTGTTCATTTACATAGTGGCACGCTTCATCGTAATCGCAAAATAAACGCGAGTGTTGGTTTGATTTTTGTTTCTTTTCTAGAATACCAATAATTTTGTTTGGAATGAATTTTTTATGTTCGTCTTTAAGTTCTGAATTATAAATTTTTTCTATTATTGATCTTGACATGTTACTAACGACCTTATGAGGTACACACATATACAAAATTTGAATATTTAGATTAACTGATGAATTAACAATAACATATCCTGTTAGAATATTATATTTATTTGGGAGTAAAATAACATTTTCATTACCTAAATTAATTACGAAATAAAAGGCATTTGGGTCAATAGGTGAATTATCATATATAATAAACTCGTCGAATTCAGAAAATACAGGGATTGAATCTAAGTCTAACAGTGCAGCACAATACGCTTTTCCAATATCGTATCCACATATGTTTATTTTTTTAGTATCATACTCGGCAAAGGCACCACATTGGGGTTTTGTAAAATATGTTGTTAATGCATATTCTAGAGATGATGAATAATTACTAATTGTATTTTTATTTATTAATCCCTCGTACATTTCTTGTTCGAAATTTTCAAATAATTGCAAATAATCTAAGCTATTGATTTTTTGTTCAGCGTCATCATAATCACACGTTGCCGAAATGTTAACGCAGCATTTTTCAACATTGAAATTTATCGATATTATGTTATTGTCGTTTGCATAAATATTCGGTTGATATTTGCATTTATAAATAAAATGACCAACCAATTCATGCATATTGCCGGAGTATCTTATCGAAATATTTTCATGTTCGGAATAATTTATTTCTAATAATTGGTTAACGTCGGTAATTAAATATTTATCAACATTGTTAAATTTTTTAAATGCATAATACGCAGATGGTTCTGGTGGTATTGAGGTATTATCGCTATTTGAATTGGTTGGGTTTAATTTTTTTACTATTTGATGTAGCTTGGCTAAATTATTATTTAATAAATAACAATGCTTATTGTGAATTATAAAAAATGCGGTTCGTGGGTTTATGTCCTTTGTAGGAGATGTATGTTTAATCTTATTTATTATTTCATTATTAATATTTAAAAATACACAATTTAATTTGAAATGATTAAAAAAGCGCATACAATCTTCGATTGACGCTCCCATGGCTGACGTCTCATCGTATTGTTTATTTGGAAAAATAATATTCCATACGTATTCGTATGTTAAATTGATTTTTTTGTGTCGGTCTTTGTTAAATGAATTGCCATAACATTGTATTATTTGAGAAAATACACATGAATTTTTTTTATATTCGCGCTTTAAGTATTCATTATCATAATCTTTACCAAACAATGCTTTTAATGAAATATTACTACCACCGATATATTTAATATACTGATTGCATATTTTTGGAGCATATTCGCTATGCATGACCTGATTATTTAGATCAACTGGGTTTGGTGCTGGATGAGTTTTTACTGATATGACCTCAACTGCCTCACTATAACCCCATGCATTAACAAAATCAAACATATTTTTTGATACGAACGTAATATCTGATAAATAAATTAAGTGAAGAAACATCCTCAGAAGTTCAATCATTGTCTCCCGGGAGATAGTATCCATGCTCACATCCAACTCTCCTAACATGCTTTTTGGTAATGTAACTAATGATACTTTTTTTGCGTTAAAATATTTCTTTTTTGTTATGTTTCCTTCGTCGTCAATAATGTCAAAAAATATAATATCTCGTTTGCTGCCCTTTTTTATATGGATGGCTTCACGATAACTTTTGTAAGTTAATGTTATTTGATAGTCTAGGTCAATAACTTGTAATTGTTTTTCATTTTCAATCTTGGTATATTTTCCCATTCCTGCAACCGATAGTTTTGGCTTTCCAATATTTTCTGCTAAATATTCGATAGTATTATTTAATTTCGGGAGTCGACTATTTTGTATAATTCGCTGCAATGCATTATATGATCGTTTATTCATAGGATTTTTTTTATTGGCATGTGATAACAATAATGATCCTTCATATCGTTTTAATGTCATTGTTTGTGTGCTATTTTCACGTTTAGCTGGTAGTTTAGCTTGCCTTGCCTGTATTTCTTGAATTGCTTGTATTTCTTTTGCGACTTCATTGAAATTAACTTGTCCATTAATAGTATGTTTTTTTGTAATTTGTGCTACTAATTGTTGGTTGATCATATTGTGCTATTATAACTATACATAATATTTTTTTTTTATATCCTTTTTATATTAAATAATCAAAAATTATTGATTATTTAATAATAAATTTAACTTAGCATCTATATCTGCCATCATTTTAATAATATCTTCATCAGTTTTAGTTTTTTTATTTTGTAACAATTTAGAATGTTTTTTGGTTTTTACGTGCTTTGTCATATTACTTCGTCTTACATTAATACCACATTCACATGGTACGTATTCACTTATATATGCAAGATGCTTTCTTCTAAATTCTGGATCTGACTCATATCTAGCCTTGAATGACATTTATATATGTATATTATATTTTTTTTATATACTTTTTAAAATAACATTCCCAACAACGAATCGTCCACTTCAAGGTAAATCCCATCGGCAGCGAACTTGGAAGCACCACCCAATAGGAAACCGTTCAAGCTAGGGTCTACACCATACACTCCTTTCAATACTGCAACAGTTGACAATCCAGAAACTCCCAATTTTGTCAATTCAGATTCAGCAGTTCTAATACCAGATGATTGGTCAAGTCGTTCAATTACAAAACCACTTAGTAAATCTCCAGCAATACTACCACCAGCACATGACAAACCAACGCCAACACTTGTTGGAACCATCATACCAGCTACACCCTCTAATTCTCCAGTATTTTCACCCAATAAAAAATAAGCCGCAGCAGTTCCTATAGCTGCACTGTATGTTGCTTTCTTTACAACTGGTTTCCAGTTAGTATCATAGCCTTTCTCTATCATACGAGTTTGTTGTGTGACTCTTGGCATTTATACTATTCTCATGAGAAATTATTATTACAAATCCTGGTATTTTTGATTCGTATTTATATTATTTAGTTGTAATTTCATGACAACTGGATCTACCACTTGTTTAGATTCTGTTGGAGCTTGTTGTGAAGTTGCTTGTTGTGGCGTTGCTTCTATATTACCTACCTCTTTGTTTGTGGTATTAATTTGATGTAACATTATACTATTACTGATAAGTAAAAAGGCTAGTTTATTTTCTGGTGATACATTCGTAATAGGAGTGGACATGTATTTAAGGCATAAGGCTTTGACATTATCAACCCATTCTTCTTGTTTTGATAATTCTGAAATCCCAGTTATATCTAAGTTCGCATAGTTCACGCATACATATTCGTATAACATTAATGCCTTTTCTGCCATTGTAACACCGACTTGTATATTACTATTACTAGTAACCCTATCGTCAAATGTTTTCCTAAGAGATATTAATTCTTGGTCTGAACATTTTTCAAATTTCTTATTAGTAAAATTACTGAGTTTTTTGGGGAATTCCATTCTGTACAATTCAAGAACCTTTATTTGCTTCTCTCTATCGAAATCTTTTGGAAGTTCAACTTCTGGTATAGTTTCCTTAATAGGTTTAGTCATAGATGTTTTCTTTATAGGTATTTGCTTTATAGATTTCATAAGATCCTGAACTGTAGTTTTATCATTGAAAATAGGTTTTGGCATAGTTTTTTCATATGTTATAGGTTTTTCTATAGCTTTTGGTTTTTCTATAACAGGTTTTTCTATATTGTTCTTATTTTGTATACTTCGCAAATCTATTTTAGACATATTAATATATTTATAATAGATTTATTTTGTATAAGGGTATTTTTCCTTAAATTTTTCGTATTCTACCAGTCCCAACAAATCAATATATCTTTTTCTGAAATTAGAATTATGATGATATGGGTTTGTTTGCATTCCTGCATATTCATTAAAAAGATCGGCCATTGCCTTCTTATTCCAAATCTTAATTCTTTTTATTAAATTTGTTTTTGTTTTTTCGTTGTTATATATTTCCAGAAGTTTTTCAGTATTTGTATTAATTTCTTCTATTGTTTTATTGGTGTCTTTTATATAATTTATATATTCGGCCTCAATTATGTCTAAACCTGCCTCTTGTAGTTCTCGTGTTTGTTTAATGGCACTAGCTATAATTTTTTCTTTGGTAGCTTTATCGTTGGTATTTTGTACCATATCGTGAGATTTTACGTTAATGTTATTAAATTTTGCATTTAACACAGAAAGTTTTACTGCGTTCTCGGTACTTAAAAATGATGGTGTTAAGTCTGTCATTCGAGCTTTGGTAAGTCCTTTATACATTTGTATATGTTCAAGCTCATTTTTTTTACTTTCAACCTTTTTTGTAAGATCTTCAGATTTTTTAATTTTCCTGTCAATTTTTTTTAGTTCTTGTTCTGCTAATTTTTCTTTCTCCAACTTTCTGTCTGCTTTATTACCAATTATTTGTTCTTGAAATCTTTCATATTCTTCATTAAATTTTGTTTTGTTTTCTTGTTCAACTGCTGTCCTATATTGCTGTTTAGCTTTCTCAACTTCTTTTTTTAATTCTTCGATATTTTTGCTTGTAGTTTTTTCTGGTTCTAACTCAACCTCCGCCTTTTGTAGAGGTGATAGTTCTTCTTCAAGTTGTTTTATTTTTTTAAATTCCTCTTGATATCCTTTTTCTTCATTCCAACTCGCTACTTTACTAATTATATTGTATATATCTTGATAATCACTCGGGCGATATATTTTTAGAAATTTTTGGGTTTCTAATTTTTTTGTTTCAAATGTATGTTGTGGATCTTTAAGAAAAGCAGAATATCTGTTAAGAGCAAAACTAACGTCCGCTCTTGATCCCTTATGTAAAGATTCTTCTTCAAAAGCTCGTTGCAATTTATATTCAGCATTTGGTTCGGTTAAGTCTTGTTCAGTTAAATTTTCCATTTTATGTAGATATTCATTATGTAATTTGAAATAATTGATAACGGTATTTGCTATTTCATCACTTATAAACATAGGAAAGTTTGTTAATTCATCCTCCGCTTTTTTTAATTTTTCCTCTTCTTCATGTCTAAGTTGTTTTCTTTCATTTAATTGCTCTTCTGGAGACTCCATATCAAATACTTCTGGATGTTCTTCGCCAAATTTTGTATAGCGAATAGCATAATTGTATACATTTTGTTTATCCAAAGGATATATTTTCATAATTTGTTGAGTAGCTAATTTCTTTTCTTCAAATGTGTGATTACCTCTGAGATAACGTTCCAATTGATTTAACAATTCCCACGCATTATCTGTAATTTTTTTAGTTTTTTGTTTGTAAACTTCCTTAATTTTATCAATAGCATCTTGATCAGTTGCATTCTCAATTTCATGTTGACGTTCATTCATTAATTTATTAAATACCTCACCATCTTTGAGGATTTGTTCCACTTCATCATCGTACATAAATTTAGGTGTTAATTCGTTTTCTCGAAATAATTCACTATGTTTGGACCTAAATTCCTCAAATTTATAGCGAGCGTTACTTAATTTTTTGCTTGTCTCAGCAAGCAATTTTATATTATTCTTATTGATCGCTTGTTCATATTCATCCTTCGCTTTTTTTAATTTTTTAAGTTGTTTCCTTTTATTTATTTGTGCAATTGCAAGTGCTTGCTCTTCAGCAGTTTGTCTTTCAGCTTCTGCCAATTCAGCTTCAGCTTCTTCTTCTGTTGGTATTTTCATTTCTTCAGCTGGATATGATGGTTCTTCGGACAAGACTGATTCTCTTTTATTCTGTTCTTCCAATATTTTTGCAAATTCGCTCATAGTTACCATTTTTAACCCACCAGATTCATCTTTTATGGATATTAATTCTTCTTCTTCTCCTTCACTACCTGATGAAACATCATTAATATTAAACGGTTCTGTATTTTTAAGAATATCTTCAAAATTATCCTCATCAGTTATCATTAGCATTTTGTTTTGCCTTTCTAAAAATTTATTATGTTCTTCTTTATTCATTTGAACCCAATTACCATATTCATCTTCACCATAATAGTATTCTTCAAATGGCGCATTAATATAATCATCAACTGACATATTACTAGAATCTGCAGCAAATTTATTATCCATAGTCATTCTTAATGAAGAAGCTTCTTTTTCTTTTAATGTGAATTTAGGAGGTACTAGAAAGTCCCGTATATTATAATTATCGCTATTTAAACTTTCTTTGGGAATTGGATTTTCCCTGATATCTCGAATAAACGAAATTACATCTTCATTTTCCCTTTGTAATTCATGTATTGCAGCTCGATTTACAATCGTAAAATCATCAGATATTGTCACAGGTGTTTTCTTGCCCATTATTTCACGCGATAGAATATTTCGTGCATTTAATTTGCCTTTAGTGTTAATTTCGCTTTGCAGTTGCTTGTATTTATCTTGCAGTTTCTCGTTCTTCTCCAATATTTTATTAGTTTCTTTTGAAAATTTCCCAGTAATTAGCTCATCAATTGTAGCTCCTCCTGTGTCTAACGTTTTGTTTAACTCTTGTTCCCACAACTCTCTTTCTCGTAATTCTTTGATTTTTTCCTTTATAGATGGATGTTCGCGTAATTCAGTATATTTGTGTGATTGTAATGTGGGTTGAGTAGACTCTCCCTCAAAAACAGCTAATGGTGGACTTAGAAACCCCTCTCTAGTCCCTTCAACAAATGATTGTTCCTTCTCTAATGCAAGTCGTTGAGCAAATTCTTCATTTATTTTAGCAATTTGTCCATTAATATCTTTTTTCAATGATTTTCTCGCAGCTTCTTCAATACTATTTACACCAAATACACTAGTGTTAATTTTATTGGGCATATTGAAAATACCACTTCTATATACACGAGGTGGCGGAACATATAATTTTGCCATTAAATATACTAATTAATAATATATTTAATTTATTTCAACGCTTTCCTTTTAGATTTAGCAGCTCTTAGCCTATCTTTTAATGCACGATATTCATCTGTACTAAGTTCTCCATCTCCACTTACAAGCTGGAATTGTTTGTTATAAGCATCTTTTTGAACTGCTGCAGATTGATATATCGTTGTGGCTCCAGGTTGCCTTCTTTCTAACTCGTCTAATTCAAGATCTAGTGAGGCTTGTGCATGTCTTGTTGCATAGTTTGTAGCATCTTCCATGCTATATTTATATGTGTTATATGCTAAATCTAGTTGTTTTTTATAAACTTCTGCAACATTATCTTTTACCGTATCCATTGCTGTTTTTCTTTTGCCAATCCAATCTTTTGGTGTCACTGCAGCTTCTATTAAACTGGCTTGTTGTGCTGTGTGTACATCAATTTTTAATTCGCGCGATATATAATCTTTAATTCCTGCCTCCGAGGTCTCAATAGTGCCAACGTTATTGGCTATTGCCACACCAAAAGCTGTTGATGGTAGCGAGCCTCCTGTTATTAATCGTCTATTACTCATTATTATAAACCTTATTGAGATTTTATTTTGCGATTATACTTGATCTTAAAGTCTGGTATTTCAGATGGGCATTTATATGTTTGGTAACTATCAGTTTCTTTGTTATATGAGACAAACTTGTAATCCTTAGTGTTTGCATAATAAAACCTCTTAAATTCCTCGAAATTCTTGAATCGTGCACCATATGCATTAAAGATTGCTTCAGTTTCTCTTCTGCCTGGGCCACAATCAAAGAAAACAGAATACATTGCATTAGACCTAAATCTGGGCTTAATCAAGTGACAATACTGGGTTGTTATTATTAATGATATATTATAATGCCTTAACTGTGTGGATAGTTTTTTCAATGCTGGTGACTCCCATTGCTTTTCATCATCCAGACAATCATCTAGTATTACAAAGGCCTCCTTGTGAATACCTTTCTTCACATTGTTCTTTTGTATGTTCATCAGATTCTTCAACACATTTTCATCAAAATTCTCATATATATACTTTTTTGGGATATATGGAAACGATCCTTCGAATGCTGTATTAGTGAATACAATTCCAAATGAGAATGGTGTTTTCGATAAGGAATTCTCTCGCATGATCCACTTTATAAGTGTAGATTTGCCACTTCCCTGACATCCGTTTAAAACTAATAAAAATGGCGGTTTAAATTCTAATTTACCAGTATTATCACAATCTTCTATATTTTCCATATATTATATATATTAATAGATAATATATTATCGTTTACAAGATTCCATATACTTAATATGTTTAATGTGCTTTTTGGTTAGTTCATGCGTTGCCTTACCGCAATATCTTATATTACTTCCACATGTACATATATATCTTTTATTATTCCTATTTTGTATTTTGGCTTTATTTTTTTGGTAATAAATTTTACGTGCATTTAAGACTTTTTTCTTATTTTTTGCATATCTAGCTCTATCTCTTGCTTGTATTTTCTTTCTGTTTTTATCATATCTTCTTTTAACAACCTCTTTTCGATTATATCCATGTGCAGTTTGTATATCGACGCAACAATCTTCTGTATTTTCCATATTATATATACTAAATATACATAATATGTCTAAGATTTTTTTACTGAAATATTAACATTGACTTTATGAGGCCACATCTCATCGTAGCATTTCTGGTAGTTGTAATTCACTTCTTCATCTGCAAAACTATCTGCGAAACTATCTTCTAAATATTCACATTCTTCCTCTTCATCATCACTGTCTGGGAATACCACATCACATACGAAATCATTGATAGTATGCTTGATTCGATATAGTTTAGTAGAATAGCATATGTAAGCACCATTTTTCCATCTAAGCTGATGTTTGTATTTCTTGTTTTGTCGTAGTTTGATACGTAGGACATGTTTGCGGAATTCTCTTGAGCAATACTCTTTTACACGTATCACTATTTCACTTTGGTTATTGACAAATTCATAATCCATAAGAGGATGGAAGTAATTTATATATTTTGTAATTTTTTCTATCAAATCCATATATCTATAGTTTTTATATAGATTTTATTTTTCAGAATCTATACTCCTATAGTTTTTATGACATTTTGAAAGTATTCTATATATCTATGGAATTTATCTATATCATTTTCTGAATAATCACTCATATTTACATTGAATGTAGTACAGAGCTTTTCAGTTATTTCCTCAGGAGTATTTGCAACATATTGGTTAAGACTTTTCAGGAACAATTGTAATGATGCAGCGTTCAAGGCCATCTCATGGGCAGTATCGTTGATCTTGGGTTTAAGAAACATCTTGAAATTCTGGTATTTAATCTCTACAAGATCCATTGTAATATATATATTACTTTACATTTTTTTATTCTTATCAATACATATAATACAAATGGGCGGATTTTTCAACGATATAGAGTCTTTCTTTTCAGGAGTTTACCACAAAGCAGAACATATAGTATCAGTGATCTACAATGATGGCTCATCAGGTGTACAGAAAGTCTATCACGATATTTCCGGGGACGTTTCTAAAGTTGTAAATTCAGCAAGTGATACAGTATCCACGTTAGGTACAGGTGTTGTCACCGTGGCCACTACAGGCCTGAATGATACCACAAGTATAGCAAAAACAGCTGGACAAACTATTAGCCAAGTGTCAACAAATGCAGCCAATGCTGCCAGCAGTTTGGGTAAAGATGCACAGGTCGCGGTTAGTAATGTTGGTAAGGATGCGCAGGTTGCATTATCTGATACGTCCAGTAACTTATCAATGCCCTTGTTGGTTGGAGGAGTTGCATTAGCAGCATTTGTCTTGTTAAAGAAATAAAATCTAGTTAGAATAATATATAAGATGTCTCTTCAAAATTTCCACTATGCTGATTATGAAAACAGCTTCAATGATGTCCCAGCCACGGTCCAACTCGCTAATGGCGCAAAAGCACAATCATATGCTAATAAAGTAGTACACCAAAGAAGAGGTTTAGTATCTGTACAACCATCCACCGCGGTTGCATCTACATTTGGAGCAATTGCATCTACCCAAACTGATTTTAGAATTGAAAATCCACTTGACAGAATATCTAATGCATGGTTGAGAGTTAAATATACAAATAATTCTGGTGCTAATTTTACTGTAGGTCCAGCTGATAGTTGGTTGCAAAGAATTGAAATATATTCTAATAATGGTTCTACTCTTCTCTATCAAACTTTATCTAATATTGAATTATTTGCATCTAATATTTTGCTATCAAGAGATGAATGGGATGTAATGGCAACTAGCCGATTTTCTAGTCCAACTTATGGTACTGGTGTTACAAATGTACCAAATGGTCAAACTGGTTATGGGTACATCCCAATTGGTTTACTTTTCTTCAGCTCAATCCATTTCAGATCATATACTGTTGATGGTAATCTTTTGGTTAGGATCCAGTGGGCTAATGGCCCTTCGTTTATTCAGGCTGGTACATGTGATATTAATGAATGTGTGTTGCTTTTGTCAGGCTTTTATGAATCTGATGCTCAAAAACAACTCATGATGGGTCAAGCTACGTTACCGAAATTAATTTCTTATGCGGCTATTATGAGGCATTATGAAACCCTAAATTTAAATGCAAGTAGCCAATACAATGTTAGACTATCTGGGATAGTCGGTGATGCGGTATTGATGATTTTTGGACTCAGATCATCAGCATTTATTAATTCTCCAAACAACCAATTTAATTTCCAACCAATAGAAGACTTTGATTTGTATGATAATGCCAATACCTCTAGAACTGGATTCAAGAGACAAACCACCGAAGATATGAAACTTTTAGTATCACACCAATTTCCAAATGTAATGATTGATTACACAAATTTGCATGTATGGAGTTTCAGCCAAACACCCATTGCCGATATAGGAAAAGGATCAGTTAATGGAGTTGAAAATTTTGACGGGTTTCACAGTCTATCATTCACAACACCTGCTTCTATTGTTGCTGGATCATTCCAATTAACAGTCCTTTGTTACACTCAACAAGACCTCAGAATATTAAATGCCCAAATGACATCTAGCCGATCTTAAATATATAATATAATCATTTTCTGATCATATTATATAACATGGCTCAAAGACCTAAATATTTGTTAGTAGATAGTAGAGATCGTACATACGAAATTAATGGAACATCAGAATTTATCATGAGTTTCAATCCATCTCTTGAACAAGTGAGGTCAGTAAAATTGAAGGCATTATCGCTACCTCTAACTCATTACAATGTAAATGACACTAATAATAAAATTTACTTTAATGGCCTTACTGCTACATTACCAAATGGCATATACAATGTTGTAAACATTTTACCAGAGATTAAACTTGCTATGGAAGCTACAGGATATGGGGGTATCATAACTGCAACATTCAATGAATTAAAACATTTGTATACGATTGATAGTACTACAAACATCGCATTGGAATTCGGAACTAACACAACAAATTCAGCTGCTTATTTATTAGGCTACAATAATGTCGACACCGCACCTAGCTTATCATTAGTTGCTGATAATATTACTAATCTATCTGTACCACTGTATTTCTTTATTGATATATCTGGGTTATCATCACCAGTAAGAACTACCAATAATGAATCAGCAACATTTGTAGTATTTACAACATCCAATAGTGGTGGAATCAGCTTCCATTTCGAGGATACTCATTACGAGAGTAATAGTATGGGGACATCAGGCGCATTGCAGCAATCCACGATTACGTTACGAGAAAGAGGTAATAGATTATTTAATATTCATGGTAATGACTGGACGATGCTTTTAGAACTTACTTATTGGTAGATTTTGTATTTTTCAATTGAATATACGTATTTTTTACAACTTCCGGAGTTGATGCTACAGTTTGTTCTTTTTTTACTTGATTAGCATGTTGAAAGCACATATCATTTCTACAGCGTCTTGTACATTGTTGGTTTTTCTTTGGTCCGCACTTATAAAAAAATTCACATTGATTCATATCTATATAGTTTATGTTAAGAAAAAATATATTATATAGAATTATATGTCTGTTAAATCGCAAAATAAATTTGCCGTTGCCAAAATTAATACTATTGACAATACCTGTGAAATATTAAAAGTGTTCCCTTCTAAGAAGGATGCATTGGAATTCATGAATAGTACTGTTGATTTGGATGAAGAATATTTGGATACTAGATGGTATAAGAAAGAACACGAGAATACAAACACCATATCTATATATCAACTACATATGTTTGCTAGAAAGTGGCTTGTATGTAAATATTTCTTACAAGAGTATGAAGATATATACCACCAATTGAATTTTATTCTTGAGTGTGACTAGAAATATTATTAATTAATCAATTAATAATATTTTTATTCTAATGTCAAATCTACTCTCCATATCTAATATCGACTGGTTCAATGTGGATTTATTCCATAATAACCACCTTGACCAGAAGCCTCGTGTGTTAATTCCAGTTACAGTCCAATTTTCTCGTTTTTTATGACGAAGCAAATAAAGATTTCGTCTAGCTGCATCCCTGTGTATTGTAAAATCATCATATCCAGCTGCACCAAAATAGATCTTACGTCTACTACCTTCTTTTGTTACCATCCATTTCTTATCTGGTTTATCGGAAACTTGTAATGTGTATGCCATATTAATTTATAATATTAATTTACATTTTATTTATGCAATTTTAACAAGGCCAAATGTTCCATCTTGTATTAAAACATCATCTGTATTTGTTTCATTTTGAATGTATAATGAAACATTTTGTCCAGCTGTTAATGAACAATTAATACAACCACAAATGGAGCCAACATCGCCGGCATTCTGGATCCTTCTACTAACTCTACTTGGTAGTTTTGTAGTTCCATTTACATAAACCGCAGTTGAATACGTGTTGTTACTTCCAACTGATGAATATGATAAAGCGTATGAAACGAGATAATCGCCACTAACAGAAACAGTTATTGTACCAGCTGGTGCATTGTTAATTATATTAGCTGCAGCTGGTTGTACTCCTGTAAATCCAGCAATTACTACTCTGTTACTGAAATCAGTTGACGTTGCAGTAATATCTACTAATGTTACATTATTTTCCATATATAGCCCACCGTACCCGTATTGTGGTAGAGGTTGACTACCTAATTGATTACTACTGTCAATGATCATCATCTGTTTTGTTCCAGGTGGAGTAACACCATTTATTCCTTCTATGAAACATGATGTTAATGGAATTTCAGATCCTACTCTAAATGAATTATCAGTAGATGGATTAATATTAGTTCCAATTGTGATGGTATTATTATTTAGTACATTACCAGATTGACAATCATATCCAATGGCAATATTTCTAGAAGATGTATTTAGATTACCTCGCCCCGCCCCTGCACCAACTGAAACATTCCTTTCGCTATTTGAAAGCGCTAAAGGGCTACCTGCTAATACTCCCATAAAGACATTGCCTGTACCATTATTGTTCGATCCAGAATCACTACCAATACATACATTAGATACACTACCAACATTACCAGCATTGCCACCAACAAAAGTTGAATTTGCTGTTGCTTGAATTTGACTTATAGCTAATCCGCTTGTCGAGAATGTCGTCATTGCATATGGGAATGTATTTTTTATTAGTTTTCCAGTTGTACCATCAAAGATAGCTGGTTGATTATTAACTGCTGAAGCTGGTCCCACTACATTACCTTGCAGTTCTAAATCTACTGAACCTCTAAACAGTTTACCATCACTAGTTCTTTGCCATACTGTATTTGCTCCACCTGGGTTAGCAGCAGCTGTTGTTAAATTTATTGATCCATCTTTTAGATTAACTGAATCTATTGTCACTCCATTAGCTGCAGTCCTTTCTTCTATAAGGTTAGTTTGTAAACCAGTAAATATTATAACTTTTTGATCTAATTGGGTAATTCTCATAGCATCAATTGGTGTAGTAGTAAATGAAGTTACTGGTGTTCCTATTGCTGGGGCTATATGTATTCCTCCTGTTCTAAAAATCATACCCCCACCACCCACCGCAGAATTCGCGGATGTTTGTAAGATAAGGCAATTTCCTACAACTGTATCTTCTTGTCCTAAAGAGGCATAAGATATACCACCGTCCATATGCATGATTAATTGTGGTATATCTGTTTCAGTAACATTATCTGTATCTGACTCCATAAATAAAGTTACATCCTGTCTACCTTGTAAATGAAATTGTCTATTAACAGCAGTAGTTGCGTTTCCTATTTTTACATTAAAGTTGTCATCGCACGTAAATCCTGTTGTATCTTGTATAAGTTTACCAGTAGTTCCATTATATCTAGCAATAGCATTATCAGTGGCAGATGCTGGACCAACTACATCGCCAGAACCCCCAGATGCTACAGTGGCACCTAAATATAATAAATTATCTGCTGAATTAATCCATAATGTAGAAGCATCTCCAGGATTTGCAGCTACAGTATTCAGATCTATTGAATTTACTCCACTAAAATTCCCTGTATCTGAAATTAACACAGTACTATTTTGTATTAATTTACCAGTAGTGGTATCAAATCTAGCTATTGCATTGTCACTAGCAGATGCAGGACCCACTACATCACCTGTAGCAATTGGTATTGCTTGTGTCCCTAATTGATTATTATTGTCAATTATTACCATTTGTTTTACCCCTGGCGGAGTAATTCCATTAATCCCAAAAATTTTAGTATCATTATGAGAACTATTCCCGATATAAATTTTATTTGAGACACCTGCTGCTCCATTATTTGAAATAGCTATGTTGTTATTTCCAGTACTAAACGAAGCACCTGCTCCATTACCAATTCCAATGTTACTTGATCCTTCATTAGATTCCAATGCTAGATGTCCAATAGCTGTGTTATTATTCCCAGCTATGTTATTAAAATTGGTTGAATTTCCAACAGTGACATTCCTAACTCCTGTTTCATTAAATAATTGAGATGATTCACCAACCGCAACATTATCATTACCAGTTGTTAATTGAAACAATGTATCTTGACCAAGAGTTGTATTTCTCGAACCTGTATTAGTAAAATTACCGCTCTCTTTCCCAATAAATAGATTAGTATTGGCAGACCCATAGTTATGAATATAATGTTCGTTATTAAAACTAATTACACCATTGTCTGCATTTGTAGTATTAGGAAGGTTTATTCGACCATCTTTGATATTAGTAAGTTCAATGTTTACACCATTATTTAATGTGTTTTCAGTAATAGTATCTACTGTTATTGAATTAACATTAGTAATATTTTGGAGATCATCTAGTATGACTCCAGAATTTTGTATTATTTTACCCGTTGTTCCGTCCCATCTGACAATCGCATTATCTGTTGAAACTGCAGGGATTGGGCCAACTACATCTCCTGTTCCACCGCTGCCTGAGCCAGAACTTAAAAAACTTGTGTTGTATACGGATTTCAACATTGATATATTATATTCATAACATATTAATTTCTCATTGTAATGTATATAATGACTGAAACAATTGCTGATTATCACACTTTAATATACCGAGCAAAAAGTGAGGGAGTTAAGGGATATAGCGGTAAAAACAAGACTGAATTAGTAGCCTATTTGAATAGTAAAAATGTATGTACTACTAAAACATGTAAAGTAAAGCGTAGACGAAAAGAAGGGACTCCAAATACAGCATATCAAAATTTTATAAGTAATGAATTAAAAAATAATAACAAAAATATTCCTTCATCAGAAAAAATGAGACAAGCTGCTGCTAAGTGGAATACACATAAAAAATCAAACAATACAACGAATGGGAAATACCAAACATTCATGAAGGACGAATTGAAAAATCTACCACCAAAGAAAAGAATGATAAAGGGAGCGAAAGAGTGGAATAATGAACCAGAACCTGATGTTGATTACCAAGAATTCATGAAGGATGAGTTAAAAACATACCCTCCACAAGTAAAAATGGTACGAGGTGCCAGAAAATGGAATAAATTAACCTAATTGTTAGCTTAATTTAATCTTCTATAGATAAATTCATATTTGGATTATTAATAATTCGCTGATTAGCATAATATTTACGATAAATTTCACGTGGAGGTAAAGATTTACATTTAGTGCAAACTTTTATAATGCTAGGCACTGTCCCATTTATGAAATAATTTAGCGACCCCTCTTTTTGACACATAAAACAGTTGTTTTGCATTCTTATTTCTTATACGAAAGAAAAAAAAAAGAGAAAGAAGACATGGCGAGATTTAATTGCAAGAAATAACCAGCATCCCCCCTTCTCACCAATTTCACTTTTTTAAAATAAATTATTTTGAAATCTCACAATCCACTTTTTTAAAAAAAATTATTTTGAAATCTTGCAACCCCTACTTGGACCGTCGCCCGAAAAGTTTTATCTATAGAAAATTTTTTTACCACACCAAATATTTTTTGCCCACAAAAATAAAAAAACTATTAGATTAACTTTTCGGATGCAGTCC